ACATTGGGCTACACACACGGACGAAGCCAAGTCGCCAGAGAATGCGAAACGTATCCGTGAAGCAGCCATTATTAAGGCCATGAAACACAAGTCATGGTTAGAACTAGCGTAAGGAGAAAGCGCATGTATTCACTAAGTATTCACAATGTAACTAAAGTTGAGCTTAAAATTACTAAGCTATTCAATAACTTTATCAGTCGTGATCTTGAAATTACTACTACAGACTATGAGGGCAAGCAGACTCAGCATACTATTGGTTTGTATGCAAAGAAATACACAGACCTTTGCCCTTTAATTGATAACAAATCTTCACATCACTACAGTAATGATGACGATGATACTACACAAACAGCAGCTTGAATTTGTAGCTGATATGTTGGGGCGATCAGTTAGCTGGCCGTCTCACCTTCATGTCTTTGCTGATGAGTTGGAGCAAGCCAACCCTCGTTTCAACAGAGATAAATTTATTCAACGTGCAACGAAGGCTTGGGAAGATCAACAGCATTTAGTGGAGATAGACGATGACATACCTTACTGAATATGAGTGTGCTGATTGCAATGAGACTTTTGATTTGCATGAACCACCGTATGATGGGCTGTCTATATGTAATGAATGTAGAGATGAACCTAGCTATTGCGGCACATGCTATGGCAAGGGCGTAACGGAAAAAGATGTACCTGTTATTGATTATGTCAATGGTGGGTACATAGAGACACGTTATGAAACCTGTCAAGAGTGCGGCGGCGATGGCTGATTACCTTGAGACTTGGCCTGAGATTAAAGCAAGGCACAAGCGAGAGAAGATAGAGTTGCTGCAATCATTGTGTAATCATTACACTGTGGATGTAGCGGCTTGTATCTTAGATACTAAACAAGCAACCCTTAGAAGATACGCTATAGATCATGGCGTTAAGTTCATACGAAAGATACGGAATGGCAAATACAATTACGAATCACCGCATGAAGTTACTGTTAGCTGCAAAGATACTTGAAGTACGCAAGCAGATGATAACAACTAAAGCTCTTGCAGAAGTATCAAAGACAAGCAGACAGTCAGCAGTAGATAAGCTACAGCGAATGCACCCCACTTACTTTAACCGAGAAGGTTTAGTATTTCATTCCGGCACAGGCAGAGTGATGCAATATTCTTTGACAGAAAAAGCAAAGCAATTAATCAAGGAGCACTTGACCAAGTTTGCATAGTCGCAGTACTAGATAGCATGGATAGTTATTATGAAATGCTAATTAAGAAAGCTGCGGAAGCTGATGTACCATTGGCTAAAGCCTTCATCAAAGCTGGTGTACCTACGTCAACATACTACAGGACAGTCAATGGTTCTGAACTAAGGTATGAGACAGCCAAGAAAGTATGGAGATTGCTAGAACTTTTGATGGGCGCACATCCTAATCGTGATAAGCGAAAGCTAACACCACCGAAATGAACTCTTATGACTACATAATAAGTCAGCTTATTAGTAGGCGAAAAGACTTAAAGCTATCTCAAAATGATTTAGACTTTAAGATAGGATGTTCAGACGGATTAGTTCACAAGTGGGAGCGAGGCAAGCGCAAGCCAAGTGGCTTTATGTTTGCATGCTGGGTGGAAGCCTTAGACTGTGAGTTACAAATCAAACAAAGGTAAGTCAGCTTACTGCGATCACTGCGATCAAGAGTGTAGGTATTATGTAGCTATACTGTCGGGCAAGTATCCTAAGACGCATTGGTTTCTGTGCATGCCTTGCTATGAGGAGGACAAGTGGCAAACAAAAATAAAAACAAAGGGACTTACCATGAAAAATGGTTCGTTGAATGGCTCAAATCAATCGGCGTTGACTGCAAGCGAGTCCCCCTTAGCGGCGCGCTCGGTGGAGAATGGAGTGGAGACATCCACCTCACACTGGACGGACAGCGATGGCTGGTAGGTGAAGTTAAGTACAGAGATAAGTCTAACTTCCCTAGTCCATTCACTGTCTTAGAGGGCAGAGACATAGCCTTTTATAAACGAAGAACGGGTAAGCCTCAGACCTTAGTCATAATGTCAGGCGAAGAGTTTGAGAAAATTATACAGGGAGAATAGCATGGCAAGAAAGCCAAGGATTCCAGATTCAGAAGAGTTTAAATTATTTTGGCAGTCATACCCAAGAAGGATGGGCAAAGGTGTAGCTCGCATAGCATTCATCAAAGCATGTGAAATAGAGGATGCGGAAGTAATCATAGAAGCTGCGCAAAAGTTTCAGTTGGTTAGCATCAACACAGACATACGATTTATTCCTCACCCTACTACATGGCTCAACGCAGAGCGATGGGAGGATGATCTATCTCACTTTGATAGCAACAATGATTCCCGCCTTGATGACATACTCAATGCACAGTGGGATGATAATGTGTTTAGCTTGGAGGACAAACGCAATGGCACAACTTGATTATAACTATAGAACACAGGCTGTAGGTAAGTGGCTACAAGCTGTACTCAAACGATACACACCACCGCAGGGCATGACCAACGAGACTCTATTGCAAGAGATGAAGTTCATTGTGCAAGACATCAATGGCATCATGCCCAATCATGTCAACGATGGCTTGATTGATTTGTTCTTAGAGAGAACAGACAGACAGGTACGCGCCATTCATGGAGCGCGTAACTGGCCGTCTGTCAAAGTGTTTGTCACTGCTGCTAAGTCTGCTGCTGACGAAACCAATCGTGCTGTAGCTACAGAAGGCAAAAGCGAATGGGACTTTAATCCATTCACTGCCATAGAAAAAAGAATCAAGGCCAAAGACTATGTGCCAGTTGATTACTTATATGGTCGGTTATCACACGGCTTGGTTCACACCACTACAGTTACAGACGATGAGCTAGATGAATACAGGTTTACCTACGAAACTAGACTAAGGGAGGAGCAAGGTGACAAGACCGCCAATGCAACGATTGAAGAGCTTACCTCTAAGCACAACACGTTTAAACAGGATTGGCATATTAGAGAAGCGAGTGGAGAGACTGAATCACCTGATAGAAATGCAGATAGAAAGGGACGGTGGCAGAAAGCAAGACACGAGTATATCCCAATGGCGCAGCGAGATGGTGCTGGTGCTTGAGGAATTATTCAAGATAGCTGTTGATGTTGCTGCACATATGCAGTACAAATAGTATTGATAACAATGGAGAATGTTATGAAACGAACAGGATTTATAGGTGGGTCTGACTGTGTAAAAATTATGCAGGGAGATTGGTATGATCTATGGCAGATCAAGACGGGAAAGATACCTAGCCCTGATCTTAACGACAACCTTGCGGTACGCATGGGTAGTTACACTGAGTCATTTAACATGCAGTGGTTTGAGGAGAACATGCCCAAGCGTGACATGAATGATTACCTAGTACACAACCAGCAGTATGAGTACGAGCGCAATGTTGATGGCGTACCTATGAAGGGTACGATTGATGGCATGTGCCGTGGCTCTATCGTTGAGTGCAAGCATACCAATTCATACAACACTATGGATGGTCTGATTGAATACTACATGCCACAGTTACAGTGCTACATGAAGCTGTCTGGCAAAGACGGATGCTTCCTCTCTGCTTTCTTTGGCAACAACAAGTGGGAGTGTTCACATGTTGCATGGAGCGAATCATACTTTAACCTTATGATGACTGCGATCAAACAATTCTGGCATCATGTAAATACAGATACAGAGCCACTTGGCTACGATCAGCCAGCAACTATGAAGATAGATAGCATACCTGTAGATGATATGATTAAGCGTGATGCCAATGGCGACAATCACTTTACATCTATAGCTCACGATTACATTGGCAACGAAGCCTATGCCAAATCGTTTGAGTCAGCCAAGAAAAGTCTCAAGCAAATGGTGGGGGATAATGAACGGGAAGTGTACTGTGACTTGTTAACTATACGCAGAGACAAGCGCGGGTCACTTAGAATATCAACACGCAAGGAGAATGCGTTATGAAGATGAAACGTAAAGCAGTAATGGCAATGTGCGGTTTAGGTACATCAACTATAGATAGGTACATGGAGAATGGTTTCTTTCCAAGACCTATTCCACTTACAACTGTGTGGGAATTAAATGATATTAAACTGTGGGTAAAGAGCCACGGCAAAGGACCATTGGGTTATACCTATGGTTATACAAGCGGTACATGGCCTATGTGGGATAGGATTGTAGCTGATGCAGGTAAACAAAATGATGCTCAACGTGCAAAAAAGGCTGAGGCTACCAAAGAGTTTGAGTTATCTTTAGAAAAAGCCAGAAATAAAGCACGAGAAAAACTTAATCAAAAGCGTGAAGGCGCTGTTAATCTACGGTATGTAGCTGAACGCCTTCGTGACATAAAAAATATGGACGAAATAGAAGCATTCTACAAAGAGTGTGTCTACAATATTGGTATCAACACACTGCGTAATGGAGAAGCAGATGGATAATCTAGACATATGGAACAGGGTTGAGCAATCAGATCCTAAGTTCCTAAAGCAAGTGAGCTTTGGCGCACGATCATTTACAGCTATTGATCCTATGTATCAGATACGCTGCGCTACTGCAGAGTTTGGCCCCATTGGTAAAGGGTGGGGCTGGATTAATCAGACTAGATTTATTGATCTATCCAACGGTGACAAGGCTGTAGTTGCAGACGTACAGGTATGGCACGGTGAGTTGGTCAATGCCTTTGGCCCCTTCACTGGGTGCCGTAAGTTCTTTGATGCAGCCAAGGGCAGACTT